TGTACTACATGGGCGCGGTGGACGCTGTCACCGGCACGGCCACATCGTTCCCGATGGGTTCGATGCTGCGCAACGGCGGCTATGTCTCCGCGCTGATCAACTGGACGATGGACGCAGGCCTGTCGATCGACGACTACCTGGTGGCCGTCGGCACCGAGGGCGACGTGGCGGCGCGGGAGGGCACAGACCCCACCAGCGCGACCACGTTCCAGATCAAGGGCGTGTGGTACGTCGGCCCTGTGCCGCGCCATGGCGTGTACTTCACCCCGTTCGGTGGTGACGTGATGATCGTGTCCGAGCTGGGCCTGGTGCCCATGTCCAGACTGATCAGCGGCCAGTACAGCCAAGACCAGCAGATCGGCCCCGCGTCCAAGATTCAGTCGGTGTTTGCGCCGCTGGTGCGCAAGCTGCTCAACGAAAAGTATTTCGATGTGTTCGTTGTGCCCTCGTCAGAGGTGCTGGTGATCAAGCTGCCTGCGGACGGTGGCACGTACCGCCAGTTCGCCATGAACGTGACCACGGGGGCCTGGTGCCAGTTCGTGGGCATCCCGATGCGTAGCGTCGCCGTCATCAACGGCGGGCTGTACTTTGGCACTGAAGACGGGTTCACATGCAAGGGGCTGTTTGGCGACCGTGATGGCGCTGATGCTTTGGGTGCTGGTGGCAACTACGTTGAAGGCGACATGCAAACGTCGTTTCAAAACTTTGGCACGCCTGCCCAGCTGAAAAAATTTGGCATGGTGCGCCCGGTGTTTATTGCCACGGCAGCGCCGTCTGTGAAGCTGCAGATCAACACTCAGTTTCTGTTGAGCCCTGTGGGTGGCTCGCCGTTCTTCAACGACAGCGACAACGGCGTCTGGGATCTGAGCGCATGGAACGCTGCATCTTGGGTTGGCCAGAACACATACCAGTCTTGGTATGGCACGGCTGGCCTGGGCTACTACGGCTCGCTGCGCATGAAGGTGCGCGGGCTGCCTGCAACGGTGTTTACATCGGCGCACATGATGACTGAAATTGGTGGGGTGATGTGATGGCAATAATTGATCAAATACGAGCAGAAATCGCTGCAGCTGACGGGCTCTCTCAGGCAGAGCAAGAGTCCATTCGTGACAGGGTCTTGACGAGTTATTCCTCTCAAGATTTGGCTGCGGCCTTTCCAGAATATGGCAGCGTTGCAGACTACGACACTGCGGTCAATGGAGCCGAAGACAGGTCATATATCGATTGGATGGTGAATCAGCCAAACCCGTATGGTCAGGGCACGCTGGCAAGCGTGTATGAGCAGCAGGGAATTGATCCCTTCACAGATCCTCGTGTCCTTGCTCAGGCCCAAGAGCAGCGCGAGCGAGCCGACAGGCGCTACGACATGTTTTATCAGGCTGGCGTGACGCCTGAAATCGACCTTACTCCTTGGCTTGCAAACGATGTTCGATCGCCCTCGGCTGGTGGCGTTGCCGTCGGGGGCTCCGCGCCCAAGCTGCCTGGAGGCAGCTCTGGCACTGGGGCTGTCGGTAATGGCATGTCGTCTTCTTTGCCTAGCATGTTGCGGGGCAATTTTTCGTTTGGGGAAATTGCTGGCACGCCTCAGGGATACAACCAGTCGCAGGTTGGTGCGAACTTTGGCCCGATGCAATCCTCCCAGGCAAATTACAAGAGCGACTTAATCAAGTCACTGCGAGCCTCTGGTGGCCCTGAGGTGAGCAACGCTGGTTTCACGCAATACCAAGCAAGCTCTCCGCAATACGGCTCTGTTGGCGGTACGGGCAGCGCAAATTCTGCATTCAACCCTGGGGTGTTGACTCCTGACGCGGCCTCTGCGCAAGACGTTGCAGACTGGGAAGCGTACAGCGCATACCGGACCAACTCTTTGGGGGCTAAGACGCCAATTATTGGATTCAAGGAGTGGTTGGCTGGTGGCAAGGTGAGCGGCATTCCTGAGCCAGAGGCTCCCCCGCCCGTATACAACTACGGGGCCAACGACGGCGGCGGCGCGTGAAATTGGTAACTGACAAGCCCGGTGAGCACCCCATGATCTGGGAGTGGCTGAATCGGCGCGTCAGTTTGCCGTGGTCTTCGGACCTGCGCACGATTGGGTTGATGCGTGAAGATGGGACAATCGCTGGGGCGGTTGGTTTCAACGCGTGGACGTTTGGCAGCTGCTGGATGCACGTCGCTTTTGACAACCCGCACGCACTCAACCGCAAGATCATTCGCGCCGCGTTTGAGTACCCGTTTAAGCGCTGCGGCATGGATGCGGTTTATGGGCTGACTCCGAAGGACAAAGAGGAAGCCTTGAACCTAAATGACAGGCTTGGTTTTAAGCGGCTGACCGAGACGGTCGACTGCGTGATGTTTGAAATGAAGGCAGAGGACTGCCGCTGGATCAAGGAGAACTGACATGGGTGGAAAAGGAAGTGCACCGGCCGCGCCGGATTACATGGGCGCAACGCAACTTCAGGGTGAGATCAGCAAAGAGAACCTGAACACGCAGAACTACGCCAACCGGCCGACGATCAACACACCGTTTGGCTCCCAGACATGGGGCACACAAGCCGTCAAAGATCCGGCCACCGGCCAAGTTGTCACGTCGTGGACGCAGAACAACTCGCTGGCACCTGGCCTGCAAGATGCTCTGAACGATCAGATGTCGATTCAGGCGGGGCGCAGCGATTTGGCTGGCAGCTTCATGAATCGAGTGGCCAGCGATTACTCGCAGCCGATGGATTACTCGTCACTGCCCGCGTTGACCTCTGCCAACCAGGTGGGCAGCCTGCAGACCGGCACAACCGACTACACGCCTGGTTTGTCCACGTCATTCAATTTTGGCTCGCCTTTGCCGCAGTACGACTCGTCGTTCCGCGACACCGTGTCGAATCAGTTGATGGAGCGCATGCGCCCCACGCACGACTATCAGCAAAGTCAGTTGGAGACCAAGCTGGCCAACCAGGGCTTCACGCAGGGCTCCGAGGCCTACAACCGAGCTCTGAACGAGTTGAACCAGCGCCAGTCTGCTGAGCGCTTCAACGCGTTGGATCAGTCGGGCAACGAGGCTCAGCGCTTGTACAACATGCAGATGGGCACGGCTCAGCAGGGCTATCAGCAAAACCTTGGCGCGGCTCAGTTCCAGAACCAGGCACTGGGCCAAGCCTCTGCGTTGGATCTTGCCAATATGCAGGCCCGCAACCAAGCTATGTCGCAGCAGTACGGCCTGAATCAGCAGTACGCCAACCAGCAGAACCAGCTGCGCCAGCAAGCGATTGCCGAGCAGATGCAGCGCCGCGGCATGTCCCTGAACGAGATGAACGCGTTGCTGTCTGGCCAGCAGGTGCAGATGCCCAACATGCCAACATTCAACGCTGCTGGTCGCGCAGAAACGCCCAACATCATGGGTGCAATGCAGAACCAGTACGACGCGCAGCTGGGCGCGTACAACGCACAGCAGGCTGGATTTAACAACTTGCTGGGCGCTGGCGCACAGCTCGGCTCTGCTGCTTTCATGTTCTCTGACCGTCGCTTGAAGTCCAACATCAAGCGAGTGGGCACGCACGCGATTGGCGTGGGCATTTACGAATACACAATGATGGGAATGTCACAACGCGGTGTGATTGCCCAAGAGGTGCAAGCGGTGCGACCTGACCTGGTCAAGCGTCACGCCAGCGGCTACTTGACCGTGAACTATGGAGGTCTGTGATGAACGACGACATGATGTTTGAATACCTGGTGCAGATGGGCCAGATGCGTCCTGAAGAGGCTGAGCTCAAAAAGAGGCAGGCGATGGTCGATGCCCTGCGCGGCAACGCGATGGCACCCATGCAGGGCGAGATGATCGGCAAGCACTATGTGTCGCCAGGCATTGCTGGCGCTGTCAGCCAGTTGGCCCAGGGCTACATGGCCGGGCAGGCGCAAAAGGGCTTGGACACCCAGATGCGCGGCATGAACGATCGCCAGCGCATGGCTTTGGAGGAGTTGCGCAAGCGCCGCCGTGGTGGTGCTGGTGGCGCAATGCCTTCCGCTGGCATGGGCGACCCTTACGGCAACTTGCCGACATACGGCAATGAGGCCTGATCATGCTCGATTACACCCTGTTCAACAACGAGGAAGAGCAGCCGCGAGTCGGACTGCTTAAAAAATCGCGAGCCAGGATTCAATCCCCTGGCGGCGTTTTGTCCAACAACGTGCAGCCCGGTCAGGGCGGCATGCTGCCCAACGCGATCGACTCGTACCGCAGCAAGGCTGCCGACCTGTACAAGCAAGGCAGCGAGCTGTACGACAGGGAGCCGGACTTTTCGCAGTTCCAGAACTTTGCCCGGCAGCGCAGCGAGCAGGGCGAGGGGGCCATGCTGAACGCACTGGCCGCTCAGTTCGCAGGCGAAGGCTTTGCCCCAGTGCAGCAGCAGTACCTGAAGAAGGCTGCGGCCGCCCGTGAGCCCATGAAGATGGGCAGCGGCGTCATCACGGCCGAGGGTGAATATCTCAAAGACCCCGAGGTTGGCCAAAACAAGAAAGCCGAGTTCTTGCTGCAGCAGGCCAAGGCCTACGAGACGATGGCGGCCAATGCAGAGACGCGGGAAGAGCAACAGAAATACCGGGCTCAGCAAGACAGGTTCATGAACGAGCTGCGCACATACATGGCGCAGACCGGCCGCATGAACGCTGTGAACGCAGCAAACGGGCCACAGCGTGCCCCGGCTGGCTACCAGTGGTCGACTTCTGCTGACGGCCAGCCCGCGCTGACGTTTATTCCTGGCGGTCCAGCTGACCCTGTCACCAAATCTGCAGGAACGCCAAGCGAGGACGAACGCAAGGCAGCGGGCTGGTTCTTCCAGGCCGACAACGCCCGCCGCAACATGGAAAACGTGGTCAAGCGCAATCCTGGCGCGGCCTACCCAACCATAGTGGAGCGCGGCACAGGCGCGATTCCGCTCTTTGGAGAGGACATCGCCAACAAGCTGCGCCCTGAAGACAGGCAGATGTTTGTTCAGGCCGCAGGCTCAATGGCCGAGGCCTTGCTGCGTGCGGCCACCGGCGCAGGCGTTAACGAGTCAGAGGCCCGTCAAAAGGTTGCTGAACTTGTGCCTCAGTTGGGTGACAAGCCTGGCACCGTCAAGCAAAAAACAGATTCCTACGGTGTCTACATGAGTTCGCTGCAGGCCCGCGCCGGTCGCGCCCTGCCGCAAAACGCTCCAGGAGCTCCAGCAGCTGAAAACAACGACCCGTTCGGCATTCGCGGGAGGAAGTGATGGAGAAGGTCAAACTGTCCTCCCTGCGCGAGCAGTATCCGATGTACGCGGACTTGAACGACGACCAGTTTCTGATTGGTTTTCGCAAGAAGTTCTACAGCGACATCCCCGCGTCCAAGTTCTACAACCGGATCGAGTACGACACCCAGCGCATGGACCCGACCGAGGGCATGGGCACGGGTGAAAAATTCCTGGCAGGCCTTGGCAAGACGTTTGTCGACCTGGGTCGATCGGGCAAGCGTGTGGCCAACATGGTCGGCATCGGTGACTACACGGCCGAGAAGGCCGCAGAGGACGAGCGACTGGACAAGTCGCTGATGAACACCGGTGCTGGCCAAGCTGGCAAGTTTGTGGGCGATGTAGCGCTCACAGCAGTGCCAGGCTATCGCGCCCAGCAGGCCGTCACCCAGGGCGTGCGTGCTGGCGCTCGGTTTTTGCCACAAGCGACAGCCAAGGTCGCACGCGGTGCAGCTCCGTACATCGGGGCGGCAACTGCTGGCGCAGGCGTCGGGGCCGCGCTGACACCAGAGGATATGTCTGGGGGCGCTCAAATGGGCGCTCTGACGGGCGCTGTCGGTGAGGCAGGGGGTAGGGTGCTGTCGGCCACTTACAGCGGCGCAAAGGCCGCCCTGGAGCCCTTGACGGCCGCTGGCCGCGAGCGTGTGCTCAAACGCACGCTCGACAGGTTTGCCACCGACCCAGCCAAGGTGCGGGCGGCCGCGCAAGCGCCAGTTGAGTTGGTGCCTGGAGTGACCCCCACCCTGGCCGAGGCCACGATGGACCCCGGCATCGCCCAGCTGCAGCGCGGCGCGGCCGCCAGCTCGCCCGACGTCGCGTCTGCCCTGGCAGAGGCACGCGGCCGCCAGGTGGCAGGCTATCGCGGCGTGCTCGACGACCTGGCGGGCAACGACGGCAAGCGCGAGTTCTTTGAGTCCATGCGCGATTCGACCGCCGACAGTCTGTATTCCAAGGCGCGTTCCGAAGGCCTGCAGATGGATGAAGCTCTGCAAGGCCAGGTCGCAGAGATCCTCAAGCGGCCGTCGATTCAGTCTGCAATGGACCAGGCCAAGATGCTGGCCAGCGAAAAGGGCATCGACATCACCAACCCGGCAGGCAGTGCTGCTGGTCTGATGTACGTGGACGACGCCTTGAGCGATCAGATCGGCTCGGCCGCCCGCGCTGGCAACAACAAGCTGGTCAGCGCCCTGCGCGACACACAGGACCAGCTGCGCTCGTTCCTGGACCAGGCCGCGCCGTCTTACGGTGAGGCCCGTCGCACCTACCAGGCGATGTCCCGGCCAATCAACCAGATGGCCATTGGCCAGACCCTGCGCGACAAGGCGCTGCCAGCCCTGACCGATCTTTCGGACGGCTCGCTGGCCCGCGTCAACGCCAACAGCTACGCCAATGCCTTGCGCAATGCTGACAAAACAGCCGCCCAGGCCACCGGCCTGCGCAGCGCCACGATGGCCAACACCCTGGACGCCGCTCAGATGGAGGGCGTGCAAGGTATTGGCCAGGACATGGCCCGCTACGCCAGCGCTCAAGAGCTGGCCCGCGTGCCTGGTTCCCCGACCGCCCAATACCTCGGCGCTCAGAACGTCATCCGGCAGTTCTTGGGGCCATTGGGCATTCCGCAGTCGGCTGCCGATTCGATGATCGGCCGCGTGGCTTCTGGACTGATGGACTTGCCTTTCAGGCTGACACAAAGCCAGACCGAGCAGCTGCTCGCCCGCGCTCTGACCGAGCCAGGTGTTGCTGCGAAAATCATGGCAGCGCAAGACCCGCGCACCATTGTCGAGATCTTGCGGCCGTTCGTGGCTCAGGCGACAGTTCAGTTGGATACAGATTAAGGAGAGAACAACATGCCACGTAACGGTTCTGGGGTCTACACCCTTCCATCCGGGAACCCCGTCGTTCCCGGCACCACGATCGACGCATCGTGGGCCAACGACACGATGGAGGACATGGCCAACGAGATCACCAACTCGTTGTCCCGCACCGGCGCTGGCGGCATGCTCGCGCCGTTCCGTATCGCTGACGGCCTGGTCACTGGCCCCGGCTTGTCATATTTGAACGAGACCAACACAGGCCTGTACCGGTCGGGCGCAGGCTCGACATGGATGGCCGTGCTGGGCGTGAACGTGGCCCAGTTCTCTACCGTTGGTCTGACCATTCCCTTTGGCAAGGCGCTGACCGCGCAAGGCAATGCCAGTGTGAGCGGCACATTGGCCGTCACTGGCGCGACCACTTTGGCCTCTACCTTGGCCGTCACTGGTGCGATTACGGCAACGGGTGGCGTTCTTGGCAACGTCACCGCAGGCAGTGGCACCTCGACGTTCAACAACGTCACGATCAACGGCAACCTGGACATGGACGCCGGGAGCTCGGGCACCATCACCAACCTGCCCAACCCGACCAACTCTGGCGACGCGGCCAACAAGGCCTATGTCGATGCGCAGGCTGCGCTCAAGCTGTCCTTGACGGGCGGCACGATGACTGGCGTGATCGCCATGTCGAACAACAAGATCACGGGCGTGGCAACGCCCACGGCTGACCAAGACGCGGCCACCAAAGCCTATGTGGACAGCGTGGCCCAGGGCATCGATGCCAAGGCTTCTTGCGCTGCGGCTACCACCGGCAACGTGACCCTGTCGGGCACGCAGACGATCGACGGCTACGCCTTGGCTGTTGGCCAGCGTGTGCTGGTCAAGGATCAGAGCGCGGCAGCCGACAACGGCATCTATGTCGTGGCCGCTGGCAGCTGGTCGCGTGCGGCTGACGCCAACACATGGGACGAGTTGGTCGCTGCGTTCACGTTCGTGGAGCATGGCACCACCAACGCCAACAACGGCGACATCTGCACGATCCCTGTGATTGGCACGCTGGGCACCACGCCAGTGACCTGGGCGCAGTTCTCTGGAGCTGGCCAGATCAATGCTGGCACGGGTATGAGCAAGAACGGCAACACGCTGAACGTGAACACCGCATCGAGCTCGCGCATCGTTGTTGGTGCTGATGACATCGACCTGGCCACCACGGGCGTGATTGCTGACACCTACAAGTCGGTGACTGTTGACTCCTATGGACGCGTGACTGGTGGCACCAACCCGACCACCTTGGCCGGGTTTGGCATTGGCGACGCGTACACACAGGCACAGACCGACACGCTGTTGGGCGGCAAGCTCTCAACGGTTGGCGGCACGATGTCCGGCGCGATTGCGATGGGCACCAACAAGATCACCGGCTTGGGTGATCCGACCAACCCCCAAGACGCTGCGACCAAGAACTACATCGACACGATCTTTGGCTCTACGACATCGGCTGCCGCGTCTGCTGCAGCTGCGGCGTCTTCAGCCACGTCGGCCTCCACGTCGGCCACTAACGCATCCAACAGCGCTTCTGCTGCTTCTGTGTCTGCCTCGGCGGCTGCCGCGTCCTTTGATTCGTTCGATGACCGCTATCTGGGTGCCAAAGCGTCTGATCCAACAGTGGACAACGATGGCAACCCTCTGTTGACTGGTGCCTTGTATTGGAACAGCACAGTAAACGAGATGCGCGTCTACAGCGGCTCGGCATGGGTTGCTGCATACATCCCGGCTGGTGGCTATTTGGCGTTGACTGGCGGCACGATGACGGGAGTTATCACCTTTGCTGCTGGGCAAACTTTTGACGCCACCAAGCTCAGCGGCAACTTGACCTATGACGGCAGCACGTTGACCAGCGTGTCATCGACTGCGTTCTATCCGCAGTTCATACAGCGCAACACCACAGCAGATGCTAACGCGGCTTACTTGGTGCTTGACAAGATTCGCGGTTCGTCGGCGGTGCAAAACGGCGACGTGCTAGGTAATTTGATTTTCCGTGGCTACGACGGCACGCAGTATTTGCAGGGCGCGTACATCAACGCCGTTGTGAATGCGACGCCTGGCACGAACGATATGCCAGCACGCCTGGTTTTTGGTGTTACGCCCGATGGATCTGCTGGTCCAACCGAAGGTATGACCCTGAGCAGCACGGGTCTGGGGATCGGAAAGTCAAACCCGCAAGCGTCTCTGGATTACCGCCAAACCGTCAACGTCATCAGCACCGGCACCACGGCAGTGGCCTCGCGCACCTATGTGTTCACGGCCTCGCTCACGCTCACACTGCCCGCGTCCCCAACGGCTGGGGATTGGGTGGCTTTCAGCAACCGCAGTGGCACGCTGACATCTGTGATTGCCCGCAACGGTCAAAACATCATGGGCTTGGCCGAAAACATGACTGTTGACAGCTTGAACGCTGGCATGACTTTGACGTTTACCGACGCTACCCGTGGATGGGTGCTTGCGCCATGAGCACGACCTACAACTTTGAAGGCTGGCTGACTGGTGAACGGTTGGCTCCAGCGCACAACGTGGAGCACGCCCGCGATGGCTTCCTCCACTGCGTTGACACTACGGATCAGTCTTGTGTTTTGGTGCTGCCAGCCAAGCCGCACGACGGGTTCAAGATCATCGTGCAGGACAAGTTCTCAAGCTGGGAAGCCAGCCCGCTGGTGATTCACCGCAACGGCAACCGAATAATGGGGCTTGAGGAGCACCTGACGTGCGACTTGAACAACCAAGTATTTGCGCTGGTTTACACGACATCTGTGGGCTGGGTGGTCACGCAGGATTTGAAAATCAACAAGTCAAGAAAGGACTGATGATATGAGCAACTTATCGCAATTTGCGCCGTTTGCCAGCGGCGGGTTGAAAAGTTTTCAAACGGGGTACTTTAGCGCTAGCGCCACAGACGGATCGCCATCTATTGAGGATTCACGGTACGCAGATGTTACTGTTTCTTCGGTAAGCACCACAAAAACAATCCCTTGCTTTTATGGGTCTGGAAGCAATAACACTCCACAGTTTTACGAAGCTGGAAATACTCAGGCGATTATCACAGCGCGATTAACCTCATCTACAAACTTACGATTAAGCACGGGATGGAACACCGCCACGATGTTCCGAGGCCGCTGGCAACTCGCAGAAGCAAACTAAGGAGCACACATGAACTTTTATTACGCACAAATCAATGACGCCAGTATTGCTGTTGGTGTTTCCCAGCTCAGCGGCCCTGTTGACGCTCCGCACATGATCGCTATCACGCAAGAGCAGTACGAATCTGCTTCGGTGATGGGCCAGCGATATGATGCCGCCACCCAAACGTGGGTGGTTGTTCCTCCTGCGCCAGCACCGGACACATGGATTGTCACGCGCAACGCTTTCCAGAATCGTTTCCCAATGACGGCCAACGGCGTGAGCACCAAGTACGACCTGATGACGCTGTTCCTGACCGACACAGCCTATGCTGAGTCTTTGGGTGTGACTGGCTCTGCAATCTACGATCTGCGCTCCATCATCATCACGGGCAACAACCGTCTGGGTGTGGTGACCGACGTGAACCTGCAGGCGCAAGAGACCATCAACTACGTGAACATGACGACCAACGCTTTGTTCCCCGAGGTGTTCCGTTTGACGCAAGCAGAGGCCGATGCGATCTTGGCCACGCCAGCAGCGCCCAACGAAGTGCCGTAAAGCAATGTGTGTGGCGATGCGATAATCGCCACACACAAAAATAATCACATCAACCCACGACAACCACGAAAGATTCACATGGAAATCACACTCAAAGTCGAGCTGAACGAAGTCAACGCGATCTTGGACGCGATCGGGACACTCCCGACCAGCACCAACATCTGGCCCCTCGCGGCCAAGATCCGCGCACAGACGAAAGAGCAGCTGCCCAAGCAGGAAGAAGGAGCGGCAGATGAAGGAAGTACCACTGACTGACGACCAGATCGAGGCCATTGCAGAGAGGGCCGCCGAGGTCGCGCTCAACAAGGTCTACACCGAGGTTGGCAAATCAGTCTTAAAGAAGTTGGCGTGGCTCACAGGAGCCGCCGTCATTGGTTTGGCGATGTGGCTCGCCGGGCACAACTCCCTGCCCAAGGGGTGAGCCGTGTGGGATTGGCTGCTGTCTTTTTTCGCTGCGGCCACCCTTGTTGGCTTCATCGTCTGGTGCGTCAAAGTGTTTATTGAGGTTCTGACGTAATGGACCCGATAACGCTGGCGCTTGCTGGCATGGCTGCCGTTCAAAAGACGGTCGCCATGATCAAAGAGGCATCGTCCACTGTTGACGATGTGCGCAGCCTCGGTCCATTGCTTGGCAAGTACTTTGAGCAAAAGCACGAAGTCACAAAAGCCCTCAATGAAGCCAAGAGTAGCGGCGGCTCAAACATGGGCAAGGCGGTTCAGATTGAGCTTGACCTGAAGGCCCAGCGTGATTTCGAGGAGCAGGTCAAAGGCTTGTTCTTCCCAAACAACATGGATGTTTGGAACTCCATCATGGCCCGCGTGGCCGAGATGAACAGGCAGGACAAGATCGACATGCAACTGGCCCGTGACAGGGCGCTCAGAGCCAAGCAAGAGCGTGAAGAGCTTGTTGAAATTCTCATCGTGATTGGCGGCGTGGCGCTGATTTTTGTTTTGGTGGGCTTTGGGGCCTATCTGGTCATGATCGCAAGGAGTGCGTGATGTTGTCTCTTATCTCCACCCTTGGTGGTCTGTTGATCTCTGGCCTGCCCAAGCTTCTTGATTACTTCCAGAACAAAGCCGATCAAAAGCATGAGCTGGCGCTGGCCCAGGTCCAGACCGAGCGCGAGCTTCAGCTGGCCGCTGCTGGCTTTGCCGCGCAAGCCCGCGTCGAGGAAATCCGCACCGAGCAGATCTCGATGCAGACCGAGGCGCAGATGACTGAGGCCGCGCTCAAGCACGACGAAAAGGTGCTCGACAAGGCCAGCCGCTGGGTGGCCAACTACGTGGGCACCGTGCGGCCCACAGTGACCTATCTGTTCGTCCTGGAGCTGCTGGCCATCAACGCGGCCATCACCTACTACGCGTTCACGGACCCGCACCTGATCAAGTCGATGGACGACCTGGTCGCGGTCACTGCGGTGATCTTCACCGAAGACGAGATGGCCATGCTGGGCGGCATCATTGGATTCTGGTTTGGCAATCGGCAGTGGAGCAAAAAGTGAAGGTGTCCGACCGGTGCAAGGAGATGATGCTGCACCACGAAGGCCTACGCCTGAAGCCTTACTTGTGCCCGGCTCACATCTGGACGGTGGGCGTTGGATCAGTGCTCCACCAAGAGCAGATCCGGCTGCCTGTGATCAGGACGCCCGACAAGCATGTGCCCATGATCAGGAAGGAGTTCCCCCTTGCACCCCAACATAATCGCAAGTGGTCGAAGGAGGAGGTTCTGGCGCTCTTTGAACGTGACCTGGAGCGTTTTGAGCGTGGTGCTGTTCGACTGTCTCCTAATCTGGTGGGGCGTCAGGGAGCTTTTGACGCTGTGGTGAGCTTCAGCTTCAACGCAGGCCTGGGCAACTACCAGCGCTCCACCATCCGCATGCGCAACGATCGTGGAGACTTTGAGGGGGCCGCAGAGGCCTTCATGGCTTGGACCAAGGGCGGCGGCAGGGTGCTGCCCGGCCTGGTCAAGCGACGCAAGGACGAGAGCGCTTTGTACTTATCCTGATTTTTGAGTTTTCTTTGCAGAAGCCCTTGAGCCCTGAGAAATCAGGGCTCTTTTTTTGCCTCAAACAGTGTGACGGTTTTGTGCCGCGACGCGTGACACAGGCACGCCCCCAAACAGGCCCGCGCCCTGCAATTTCGGGTGTTTTGTGGTGATTTCCGATTGTGATTCTGGTGAGTTATCCTCATAACCCCTTGTGGCTGTTGAGTTTTTCTCAGAACAAATTGATTTTGTGCCATTTTTGTGACGTAGTTTAGGTTTCTGTGGTGGCCGTAGCTCAGTTGGTAGAGCTCTGGATTGTGATTCCAGCGGTCGTGGGTTCGAGCCCCATCGGCCACCCCATTTACTCTAAAAACTCACTGCCCTGGTGCTTGATCCAGGCGGCTACACTGGCCACATAGGCCTGCTGGCAGTTGGGCCCACCGGGGCGCCGCGTCAGCGCATCTAGCGGCACCGACAACACCCGCCCGTCCAAATCAACTTGCGCCTGGTAGCCCGTGCCGCGCCGCCAAACCCCCAGCACCAACCCCGTCTCGCCGACCGGCCAAGGCTTGCGGATGATGGTCACGCGCACACCAGGCAGGGCCAGCAGCTCCCGGCTGTCTTGCAGCTCCTGCAGCTGACGCGTCTTCACCGCCTTAGCGTGCTGCTGTATTTGTTGCAAATAAT